CTAGTACAGTATTTAACACTAGTACAACAACTGTAACAACATTTACAACTTCAACAGTATATAGTACAGTATTTAATACTTCGTTTGATACAATAACAACTTGGTATGTGCCTTCAACTAAATCTAATCAGCCTGGAGACGTGTCGCATCACCCGCGAAGTTAGTATTATATAAAACTATGTAATAAATATATTATAGAAATTTAAATTTAATTTTATGGAAATGTTTAATAAAAAAGAGCTTGATAAAAGAATCGGCCCTTTAAAAAAAGATAAGCAATTATATAACTTAGAACAAGTTGAAGGTTATGTAATTAGAAAAGCTAGTGAAGTTGGTTTAGAAACTAGCTACGATGTTATGGCAGAAGAAATGCCATATTTTAAAACTTTAGCATATACAGAATATGCGGGTAACTTTTATTTACAACCGTTAAATTTCAAACTAAGAAACGAACAATTAATAGATGCGTTTCATTGTACTGAAAAAACAAATAAATTAGATTACTCTGATTGGCTAGTAAATAGAATAGTAAATAATCAAGCAAATAAATATTTAGAAAGAGACGAAAAAGCTTTAGCTAAATATCCAGCAAAAGATTATATAGTTGTTTTACCCGGGTCTAATAAGGTTAGAGAAAATGTTTGTTTGAATAGATTAAAGTTCATTGCTAAAGAGCATGGAGATAATATTTATTTTAAACCACATCCTATAACAACACATCAAATTATTGGTGAATTGAAAGATTTCTTTGGTGAAGAAAATGTATTACCAAGAAATATAAACATGTATTATTATTTACAAAAAGCTAAAGGCGTATATACAACACATATAAGTGAAAGTTGTGTTTACGGTGTAGTATTAGGTAAAGATACCCAACCTATAGATGTTTGGAATAATATACAAAGAGGTTCATTTTATTGTATTAATAATCATTTATTATATCATCAAGATAAAGCAAAAGATTATATCAATAAAACTTTTTCAAATTATAAATCAGGTATTATAAACCCTGAGCTAGATAAAAGCTGGCAAGAAAAAGTTGATAAGTATATTGATTATATATGCGAAAAAAGAAATAAATACAAAAATTGGTTCTTAGACGGAAGAGCACAAAAGAAATAAAATGAAACTTATAAGAAAAATTACTATAGGAAAAGATTATAAAAATGATGCAATGCATTATTCTGTTGGCCAAGATGTATATGGTGGCCATACAATAGATTCTATAGTCGAAGAAAATGATAAGTTTTCCATTTATATTAAAAAAGGAAAAGAGGTTTTGCCTTGGAAAGATTTTAATAAAAACATGGCTATATCTGTTGAATATAATTTAGAATATTAATGCAAAGCATATCTGATTTTATAATCAAACCTAAAAATAAAAGATATAACAATACAAAACAGATCGGTGATTCAGAGTTACTGTTAAATTCAGAAATCTCTGATCATCGGTATGTTAGTAGAAATGCTATTGTTTTAGCCACGCCTTTAATTAATGAAACAGATATAAAAGTTGGCGATGAAATAATTGTTCATCATAATGTTTTTAGACGCTGGTATGATGTAAGAGGTGTAGAAAAAAATAGCAGAAGCTATTATAAAAAAAATAAATATTTTGTAAAAGCTGATCAAATATTTTTATATAAAAGAAATAACGAATGGCAAGCGCCAAAAGGTTATTGTTTTATCAAACCAATTGTATCTAATAATATTATTGAAAAAGAAGTACCTTTACGTGGAATAATAAAACATGTAGATAAAGATTTAATCGGTATTGAAAAAGAAGATCTAGTTGGTTTCACACCTAGCAGCGAATATGAATTTGTTGTTGACGGTGAAAGATTATATAGAGTATTAACAAATTCAATATCTATTAAATATGAACGTAAAGGAAACGAAAAAGAATATAATCCAAGCTGGACATAAAGCAGTTAAAGAACTTATTAAGGTTGCAAAAGAACCTATTGTTGAAACTGAAGATGACATTTCAGCTGATAGATTAAAAAATGCAGCTGCTACAAAAAAGCTAGCTATATTCGATGCTTTTGAAATATTAAATAGAATTGAAGAAGAAAAAGCATTATTAAGCGGCACAACATTAGAAAAAAAATCTGAATCGTTTAAAGGTTTTGCTGAAAGAAGATCTAAATAATGTATAATCAAACTTTATATAGTATTATTGAGCCAGTAAAAATTAATACAATTAAACGGCTTAATAAAGCAAAAAAATGGAAATATGGTTACAATAAAGAAAATGATATTATCGTTATATCAAAAACTGGTCAAATTGGTGAAATATATAAAATCCAAAATCTGCGGATAGCTTTACCACCTAAGCCAAAAAATATTGATAATAAAAATAATAAGTGGACAGTACAAGACTATCCAAAAGAATTATCAAAATTAAAAACTATATTTGATTGGAAAGATTTACCAGCAGAATTTAAAAATAAATGGCATGGTTATATCGATAAAGAATTTACTAAACGTGAAGAAGGCTATTGGTTTTATAACAAAAGCAAAGCTACTTATATCACTGGGTCTCATTATATGTACTTGCAGTGGACCAAGATTGATGTTGGGAAACCAGAGTTTAGGGAAGCAAACAGATTATTCTTTATATTCTGGGAAGCTTGCAAAGCAGATAACAGATGCTACGGAATGTGCTACCTCAAAAATAGACGGAGTGGCTTTTCATTCATGGCATCATCGGAAACTGTTAACCAAGCTACTATCTCTTCAGACGCTAGATATGGTATCTTATCAAAATCCGGGGCTGATGCTAAAAAAATGTTTACCGACAAGGTTGTACCAATATCCGTCAATTATCCATTCTTCTTTAAACCAATACAAGACGGAATGGATAGACCTAAAACAGAATTGGCTTATAGAGTTCCCGCAAGTAAATTTACTAGACGTAAAATAATTGTAAATGAAAAAGTTGAAGAACTTGAGGGTCTTGATACCACAATTGATTGGAAAAATACTGGTGACAATAGTTATGATGGTGAAAAGCTTGCGTTACTTGTACATGATGAGGCCGGCAAATGGGAAAGACCAGAAAACATATTAAATAACTGGAGAGTAACTAAAACCACATTAAGATTAGGTTCAAGAGTTATAGGTAAATGTATGATGGGTTCAACAAGTAATTCATTAGACAAAGGAGGCGAAAATTTTAAAAAACTATATAATGATTCAGACGTTACAAAAAGAAACCGCAATGGACAGACTCGCTCGGGATTATATAGTTTGTTCATACCTATGGAATGGAACTTCGAAGGATTCATTGATTCTTATGGATTACCTGTATTCAACACGCCTGAAGAACCAGTTAAAGATAATTACGGCCAGTACATCGACATTGGAGTCGTTGCGCACTGGGAGAATGAGGTTGAAGGGTTAAAAGGAGATCAAGACGGTTTAAATGAATTTTATAGGCAATTTCCAAGAACTGAAGAACATGCTTTCAGAGATGAAACTAAAAATAGCATATTTAATCTTGCTAAGATTTACGAACAGATTGACTACAATGAAGAGGTTGCAAACTTGGGTAACGTTACCACTGGTAGTTTTTCGTGGAAGAATGGAATAAAAGATAGCGAGGTGCAATTTACACCTAACCCTAATGGAAGATTTAAAATTAGCTGGGTACCTCCAATAAAATTACAAAATAATATAATAAAGAAAAATGGATTTAAATATCCCGGTAACGAACATATTGGCGCATTTGGCTGTGATAGCTATGATATATCCGGTACTACCGACGGTAAAGGATCTAACGGCGCATTACATGGCCTTACAAAATTTAGCATGGAAGAAGCTCCGGCTAATATGTTTTTTTTAGAATATGTAGCAAGGCCGCAAACAGCAGAAATATTTTTTGAAGATGTATTAATGGCATTAGTATTTTATGGTATGCCGTTACTTGCTGAAAATAACAAACCTAGATTATTATATTATTTAAAAAGAAGAGGCTATAGAAGGTATTCAATGAATAGACCTGATAAAGCTAGAAACAAATTATCTATCACAGAAAAAGAAATAGGCGGTATACCTAATTCAAGTGAAGATATAAGACAAGCACATGCTGCTGCAATAGAAACATATATTAATGATTATATCGGATTTAAAAACGATGGCT